GGTGAGTCTTGTTAGACTCGGTCTCAACCCTAACTGTTTAGGTTAGAGTCAAGTGCCTCGGTTACCCGAGACATCCAAAAAGCAGAACCGGCAGCAAAAGCCGATCCCGGCCGAAAGCTACCCCAATAAGGAGCAACCTTCGTCCTCATGCGATACCGCATCTTACCGCCTTGTTTAAGGGCGACAGTTATGCGGCAATTTCGTATGTAACCCGCAAGAAATGAGAGAAACAATCCAGAAGGATTGAAAATACGCCGCTTTGGGGGCTCACCCCAATAGTTAGGCGCAGGGCTCACGGAATTAGAGGTAACTAGTAATTCCCTCACAACAGGTTCATAAACGCGATAATAATATCGTTGCTTAGAACTCTTGTAGGTATTACCAGGAGGCCTCATCGTCCGAATGCCGGCTGTATCTGCTTCAAAATACGGAACTGCCAAATTCCGTACAGAGTCGCAGAGATAGCCGACTGTCCGAGGCAGGTTTACACCTGACACGGCCGACCACTCATTTAAGCGGTTGATAGCTACATACCGGTCCTGTGGAGTCAGAAGACTACGAATGTAGACCCCTCTGACTAGGTGACCACGATAGTAATCACCACCGCAGGATTCCCGGAACGGTCCTACAAAGTAGGACTTAGAGCGGTTGACACGAAACCCACACAGAGAAAGTAAATTGACGACGTTGTCACCAAGCCCCGAAGGGCAAATGATGTCGTCGCCAAATACACCCCATAGAGTCTCTTCGCGGAGTTTGCACACCGCGTCGAAGTCTACGGGTACTCTGCGCAAGTCAGAAGTGCCAACGTTGCCAGGGATCAAGAGGTTAAAATCTTGAAACTTAGCAACTGCTCTAACGACACATGAAAAGATCATAGTTTGCAGCGGGAACGTAAATCCATTCCCCATACTGCTAATCATGCTCAGTTCATGCCATACTCCGCCTAAATCAACCTGAGGAGAGCGAAGATCCATAAGGATGTCAAAAAACCATCCTGGAAGGATCTGCCTCAAAAGATTGATCGAAACGGAGTCCGAAGCGCTTTCGAGATCGATCGTACAGACCGATTCATCTAGGCTGCCACGGCGAGCCATGGCTCTGTTCCTTTCGGCTTGAATAGGAATATCTATCCCAGAAAAGGATGATAGCCTATCAGCTATAATCTCACCGAGACCCAACTGAAAGAACATATTCAGCGAAGGTTCGGTACAGATGGAACGAGAAATGTCGCGAGTCTTACGCACGAAAGATAAGCGGTTACCTTGAATAATGTCTACTGTCCCGAGGTTGAGTGAACGTGAAAGTTCAGCCTCAACCCAATCTGGGAACCAGCAAACATATTCATTGTACAACTTGTACAAGTCAAATGACGTTGCAGTAAGCTTGGACGAGAAGAACTTCGTATAGAAGTCCACCCCGTTTGCTCCAAGCGAAGCCCCCGGACCAGCTCGACCTCGATTTATTAAGTCGAAGTATGAGTTGATAAGAGGGACACCCATGGGATGAAGGAAATTATCGATCTCTTGTTTAAGGAGACCGAATAATACCTCATCCTTGGTAGACTGCGGATCATAGCTCCATTTATGGCAAAGTTCGTCACTAGCCATAAACTTTCTAAGACATTTTTCGTCCGCGTCAGGCGAGGTGTCATCATTCAATTTCTTGAAGAATGATCTCGCAAGGCGTAGACAAGAGACGTCGTGAGCATTAGCTCCAGGCCAGTAGTCGTTAACATCTAGTTTAAGACTAGATATATCGAATCCACTAGCTTGGAGGTCATCTGAGAGATAAGAGAAAAGAGCTGTTGGACTAATGTCCATAGGCACCTCTCTGCTAAGTCAGGGGTTAACTAGCCCCTGTGCCAGCAGTTTTAAGAGAGAAAGAACGCTACCATCGTGTGAAACGAGGTAGATGATCAAAATCACTAAGACTGCTAACATCCTCGAAAAGGTACTAGACTTACGTCTAGTATCCGTTCGTCTACTCTTCTTGCGAAGAGCGGACATAAATGCCTCCTTAAAGGACAGCGTTTATGAGAGTGTCACCGATACCTGCACTCTGCTGAGAGAGGGTACCGATAAGCAGACTTAGCGCTGCGCGAATCTCTTCAGGTTCAGCAAGATCCTGCCCAGCCGCGACAGAAAAGTCACAGCGAAGCATAAGGATCTGAGGAGCCTGACCGGCAAGAGGGATAGCCCCCTTCCGGACCATGACGGTATAGACGTTGCGCGGAGAGGTTGGCATGACGCCAGTTACAACGTTTGGAAGCGGCGCAACACGAATGTTAGCGGGCCTCTGAACGATCAACTGAAACGGCTTGCTAGCCTGATGGATGTCCACACCTGTCTGTGTACCGCCGAGGGCAGTAACAGCATACGCTTTCGAGTTAATATTCGGCGGCGTATCGCTCACAATAGTATATGTGGGCGAGGTGAGTCCGGTTTGGGCGGAGCCAGTGACCGGTGAAGTTACGGCGATAGTCATTGATGTCTCACGACATTAGTGGTTATTGGCAGTGGAATTACACTCGTCTGGATCCAGCTAAAGCGGCGATGTTAAGCCACTTTAGAGAAGCCATGCCGGGGATCTTAAAATGGATATCGGTAAGACCGACTCCAAATGTATCGCCATTGACGGCAGACCGAAAGAAAACGGTCGAAGAGTTCTGATAGCCGTTGTGGCTGGCGGAAGATGAAATATAACTGTCCCCGATAAAGTTCTTCGCACGGGCGTCATCAGGTTGCATGCCGATAATTTCGACTTTTGCTTCCCGGTGATCCGTACGATTTAACCATGCGAGGCCAGAAGATTGCATCGACCACCCGTCGAGTACATTACCAATGTTTGTAAAGTAATCGACGAGAAACGAGTAAGGAATCAGCTCCCAAACCACAGGCACGAAATTATCCAGGGTTAAGCCCCAGTTCTTCCGAGTCCATGGTGTAGGGTTAGCAGCTTCCGAACGACATGCACCCTTGTACCTCATGGTAACAGTGCCGGACCTCTTTTCGCGATATTTAACGCCAAAGAAGCCGACATTCTGACCAGAAGGGAGATCCACCGAAAGTTCCGAACGGCCTTGAGCAAAGACAGGTATTAATTGTCTGAGATCTTGGTAGCCAAGAGCTTTCATAGCATCATCTATGTCTGAGAAGAGAGGTCTCGCCCCAAACGCATACTCGAGCCATGTGTCCCCTAAAGCCTTTGAAACCGCTTTTTGCTTACGCTTGTCTGTAACAGACTTGCGTTCGCCTTTACGGCTAAATCGGTAGGATTTCGAAGCGTCACGTGCTGCTTTCTTAGCAGCACTGGTGTAACGATCAATACCCTCCCGAAGTGCTTTAGCAGGACTTCGTATCATTTGTAAAGTTTCACGCAATTCGCCCAAAAATACACCGCCTTGAAACTGGCGCTGTATATTACGGCATTGCTGCATGATCTTTACTTTCGCATCGGCATCTGCACTACCGGGATCGAGGACCCCGGAATCGTCTGCAAACGGAGGATCACCAACAAGGTAAACCCCCGTCATGCGAAACGTACTTTTATGCTCCTTAAGCGGATCAGAATAGTAGTCAAACTGGCAAAACCCGGAACCATA